ACCCGTTGCCAGGTATTCAATTCGGTTGTAGATGAGATCAGGATCAAAAGAACCAAAGCCGTCGAAAAGAAAGAGATTCCAATCAGCAAGAGTTGCCTGATACGCTTCGGTGAGAGTAGATCGATCATGTTCGCCAAGGTGGAGTGATTTACCTACTGCAGCGGACATCAGTCCAAGTGCAGTACGTCGATTGGACTCTTCAAGAGCCAGGTAACCGACCCGTTCTCCTTTGTTAAGAAGGTCAGTTGCAAGTTCACGACAGAATGAGGATTTTCCAATGCCAGATCCTGCAGTAATCGTGACAAGCTCGCCATACCTGATCCCGTGCAGTTTGTTTTGTATTCCTTGAAATGGATAGTCATGATCTGCCGGAGGTGTAGGTGTAGTTACAAGTTCAAGAAGAGACTTGCCATCTACAATCCCGTCAGGACGGTAGGGCGTGGCGTTCCAAATAGCCTCTCTAATTAGCTGTTCATCGTGCGCTTGAAGCGCGTCCGAAGCATCCTTATGCGTTTCCAGCCGTGCAATCTTTGTTTTGCCAGGTGGAAGGACGCTTGCTGCATCCTCCGCCGCCTTACGGCCTGCCTCGTCATTGTCGAAGAACAAGACAATCTCCTCATAACCCTGGAGCCATGGGATAGCCCGTTGAACCGACTTTTTTGCCGCAGCGGCACCGCTAGGTAGTGATACCATCGGCCACCCCGGCATAGCTTCTTGACAACTAGCCGCATCGAGTTCTCCCTCGGTGATAACGACTCTCTTTCCAGAGGCTGGAAACAGGTGTTGTCCAAAAAGGGTGCCTGGGACATTACCTTCGTAAGTGAATACTTTGTCTTTTGTTTTGACCTTACAACCTTCTAGTACTCCAGATTCACTGAAGTAGTAGAAGCGAAGGACATTGCCGTCTTTGTGGATCTTGTACTTTTGACATATCTTTTCCGAGATACGTCGTTTCTGCAGCCGTTCAGCTGAGCCACACAGTTGGACATTGGTGGACATGCGTTGTTGAGTGTGAACAATGTTTCCCTCACCGGGAGACCATGTGTTGCATGAAAAACAAAAGCTGTGACCATCGGAATACAATGAGTTTGCATCCGATGAGCCACAGGTGGAGCAAGGCTCATGCCTTACAAATTCGCTCTCGCTCATGTGAGCCAGTCAATTGGAATTGTGGTATATGAACACCACGGGAAGCCGTGCTTGTCAGCCCACTTCGCGTAGGTTGTTTTTGATCCTTTATAGATTTTGTTGTAAGGTGCTTGAAAGACAAAGCGAATGTCTAGATCTGGATTGCACATCTTGACCGCCTTCATTTTACGACGATCTTCACTTGTCAGCCTTCCCTTTACCTCAAGAAAGATTCCGTTAGCAAGGTGGAAGTCAGGTAAGTAATTACAATGCAATCGGTATGGTATACGTCGATCTTCATATTCGTAGTTAACCTTCAAGCCATTGAGAAGATCAGCAACCTGTCTCTCTAGACCTGAACGATAACCCATTAGAAGTCGTCGTCAGGACTAGCTTCTTCAGAAGAAGTGATGTTGGGTTCACCAGCTTTGAAGCCAGCAGTCTTACCGAACAGGGCAGCAATGTCGGTTTCATCCATGTCACCAATGTCAACACCAGCGGAGCTGTTGAGTGCAATGACCTGCACACCAGCTAGCTTCAACGAGGTGCCATAGGTGACGCCATCCTTGAGGATGTAAGGCTTCTGGTAGAATGCCAGCTTCACCTTTGAACCGCCGTACAGCGGAGTGTCTTCATTGGTGATCAGTGTACCTTCGCTGTCAACGATGGGAGGACGGGTTTCGTCATTCCAACTGAATCGAACTTGATACTTACCTTCAGTTCCTGTAAGCTCTTCCCACGGCTCAGGCTTGAGCGTGGAACGCTTGGGATTCTTGAGCTTGGACTCTGCCCACTTAAGGACTTCAGTCCGCTCATCTTCAAGTTTGTCAACAGTTGTCTGATCGACAATTGCAGACAGCTTGTAGCCGAACTTACCCGGCTTCAGTACAGCTTGGTATCCCTCAAGGACAACAGGCTGTTCAGTCTTGTGGATGGTGCGGTTTGCCATTAACAAAAGAAATAGGTGGATTCAATCACGGATTCCGGTTCAAGGTCTCCGACGATTGGTGGGTCTGTCTCTGCCCCAATCTGTTGGGCAAAGGATGTTAGATAGTCATGCTCTGCAAAGAGATGCATGTATGTCTCACGAACAAGCGTGGACAAGGTGGACATGTCTGTAGCTCTACACAACACGGAGTCGTGAATAAGAGCTATGGGTGCATCAAACCGGACAGCAGTCAAATGTAAAAGACTGGAGTCCAGTGAATGAATTAAATTTGGACTAGTCGCGTTTTTGTGGTGAGCAAGATCAACCGTGTCGGTGTCACCAGTTGCTACACGAATTTCACAACGACCAAGTAGCTGAAGTTTAATTTCTTGGACTTGTTTTTTCATCAGCTTCTGTGTAACCACAAAACCTGAAGGAGTAACCCAAGTTAGTTCAGTTGCTCCACGTTTGATTGCAGATGCTACTTCCTTTTCAATCCATGCCATGACTGCCATAGGACCAGGAACGACAACATTCATTGCATCCCTGACTGCCTTAACAGTAGCGGTGAGATCGTCTTTCTCAATCTCAACACCCTTATCCTTCAACGCTTCACGAATGTATCCACGGTTGGAGTACGGTTTAGCGTTGTAAGGGACAGTCATCACGACACGCTTCACAGTCTTTCTGTCCATGTGCGGACGAATGGAAGCAGGGCATTTAGGAGTAGCAGCTTCTGCAACTACTTTGTAAGCGTCCTGAGGTTTATCGGATGGAAGAACGTTTACAAGACGTGCAGTTGATTTATCACGGGCGAGGCCCGCGAGAATCTGGATCCCACTGCACGTGGCGTCTGTCGCCACCATGAGAGAGGTATGTGAACGATCACATTCAATGACACAGTGGTAATACTCCTCACAAGCTGCAAGGAACTGCCAAGGCTCATCGACACCATCCCACTCATGCAGGTTACCCAGTGGGTCTGTAGCGATGAGTGTGATTAGTTGATGGTTCTCAAGTGTCCATGCCAACCGCTCTTGCATGGTTGCTTTGTCAAGACCGTAAGTAGTGGCTACTTGAAAAGCTAACCAGTCACAGGCGTAGTCATCAACAAATGACTCCTCATAAAACTTCAACAATGACTTGCCAAAGTCTGTGTCTTGAGGAGTAAGGAAGGCAGGGATAGGATAAGCTCTACCTCTGTAGTCAAAAGACCAAGGGATGAAGAACTTCTCCTTACCCTTGAACACTTTCACTGCATTTAGTGTCATTCGGGTACGGCAGGACCGTTGGAATGACTGAGCATTGATGTTCATCACCTCAGCTGCCTTACGTCTGTAGTCCAATCGAGATTCTTTGTTCTCTGCAATGTCTACAGGCTTAGGCGGTAGGGGCATCTCAATGATAGGGACAAACTTACCCACTTCAATTTGCCTACGTTCCAACTCCTCCGCTACATCAATGATGAACGGGTTCAAACGGTAGGCAACCTTCTGAATCTTGTTCAGAAATTTGATGGGTGTTTCTCCCTGTATAAGTCCGACATCACCACGCCGAACCATGTCGTGACCACGCATGATCTCGTTGAGCAGGTAGCCACCCGGTCGATCGTTGGTCCAATCGTTCGGCTCAATCAGCATTGGCCAAGCCATCGGACTGAACAGTTCAGCTGTAGCTACCACTTGATCTTTGATCTCAAGGAATTCAGGGGTCGGAACAACAAAGTTATGTGTCTTTCGACCATCTCTTCGTATGTCACGCATGAACCAGTTAGTTGCTTCACATATACAGTCAAGTAACCAACCGCCAAGTTTGACACGGTTACTAATGCCCCATGCCTGCCAATGTTGTACGTCGTAGCGATTCATAAGAGTACGAATCACCACAACTTTTTGGTGTGTACCTATTGACTTGTGCCAATAGTTTTTCTTCAAGGTTTCTAATAACCCAGGCACGCTGCGTTCGTAGTGACGCATCATGCATTCGTTCTCTACAGCTTGACCGATAGTGTCGGTTACATTCTGTATCTTAGAACTGTTGGGTTTAGTACTGAATACAGTATCAAAGGTGACTTTACAAGCGATAGCTGCTGCTACCTCAGGCTCTACGTCAGCAAGGTAAGTACGGATCTCAGCAAATGCTTGACCAGTGTGACCTTTTTTGATACGCATGTAAGTCTCTTCAATCCTTTTGACAACAAGAGGAATGAGAGTTTCAATCGACGCTACACCGTACACGGATGCACTGGCGT